AATATCAGGACCATAAACAGGCGCGTTAACCTGACCACCAAAACTGTCAATTGGTACTTGACCGGGTGGTGATGTTATATATCCCGGTTCTCTTTGTGGACTACCAACATAATACGTTCCTTCACTCGCATTGTTAGCAAATGCTCCCGTAATGGCTTGACCTAAAGCAGATAAAACACCAGTACCACCTGTATTATATTGTGGACGGTATCTATTTGTATCTAAATTTTGAGTTAACTGACCTCTTTGTCCTGAACCAGTATAGTCCAAAAATACTTGTGATGGTGAAGTTGGTCTTGAACCAAACAAACCAAATAAACCACCACGTTTTCCGTTACCAGTCGCCAAGGCCGCTGAACTTGCAGTACCAAAATCTCTTGCTTGATAATAACTACCCGGAATTGGTGAGAATGGAAATTGTACACCAGTAATTCTTTGGACAATATCCATACCTTGTGATAATAAATTACCACCTGAAGTGATTGTCCAATCAGAAACAATTATAGGTCTTTTTCCCGCAATAACTTGTGATAAGTTAAATGGGTCAGAAAGACCTGATAAAATATTAACTCTACCTATTGTAGCGGCTCTTACATTTTGGTCAACCCTATATTGAAAAGATTGTTTTGCGGCTTTAACACCTAATTTAGCCAATTCTGAATCATCACTAGCAGGACCATTATCACCTAATGGGTCTGGTTGTAATAAAACTGAAAATGGTGAATAAGATGATGGTCTAAAACTTGGTGGGTCCCAATATGTCGCATTTTTTTGTACTTTAACAATATCACCCATATCATAATAGGTGTATTGGTTTCCTGGTGAGTACACATTTTTAATGTACTGTCTCTTTTGGAATGACTCGGAATATTTTTGTAATGCGTCGGTATATGGTGGTGTAGCACCATATGGACCTTGATTTGAAGTTATTTGTTGGGTATTAATTAAACCATTAATATCTTTGTTGTATCCACCTAATGGACCAAATACGTTATTAACATATAGTTTGTCGGCAAATGGGTCAGAATCAATTAATGCGTCAGGGGAGTCAATAACAGCATAATCACTTTGAATGAATTCACCTGAAGCAGGCGAAGAAGTTGAAGTGTAAACACCAGGTTTGTTATATGGAGTTAAGTTTCTTGTTAGTAACTTGTCTCTTAATAATTTTGTCGCACTAAAACTTAATTGACTTGGCATTTTTATTGTTTCTTCTATAAATAGAAGCTCATTTATTTTTTATTAAATCTTATTTGGAACTGTTCCGTAATTTGTATTCATTTTAGATTCAGAAATGATTCTTTCAAGTTCTTTTCTAAAACTTTCGTTTTTAAATATTTCAGTAATTTGTGCGTCGGTTAAAGATTGTGTATTTCCATTTGGTGTTGTTACTTTAATATCTATGGTACCTTTATGTTCCAAAGGATTAAACTCAATCTTTTGATTGTTTTGTGTAATATTTCCAGTTTCAATTGATGGTTTTTTAGTCACATCAGTTCCTGATAAGAATGATTTTGCTTTATCCGCTAAAGTACTTAATCCTGTTACGGCAGCACCCGCAGCTTCAGCAATTTTATTTCCTGATGAAATGTATGGTTTAGATGCTTCAGTATCAAAATTACTAAACGCTTTGGTAATATTCTTTAAACCTTCCCCCATGTCCATTCCCGCAGTTTTAAATACATTTGCAACTTCTTCTAAACCACCTTTTCCTGAAATTAAATCAGTTAAACCTTTACCTGTTTTTTCATAAAGTTGGTCAATACCCGCAATACCACCACGTGTATTACCAACAGCTCTTTGTGCCGTTGATTGTCCTGCGGCTAAAGCACCTCTTAATACTTCTCTCAAATCCTGTGGAGCTCTTGACCCAGCGACAGGTGCTGCAAGACTATCTCTAATCTGTTCTTGTACCGCAGTTGAATATTGTGCTTCAGTAAGTTGACTCTTAGCTAAATCTTCTAATGTTACAGGTTTTTGTGATTCTTTTAACTCATCAATATCTTTACTATTAATTTCAGTAACAAGTTTTTCATCTCTACCAATCTTAACCGTAAATCCACCTTTTTGTTTGTTGTATTGTGCCACATTGGCAACAAATTGTTTTGTCTCTTCATCAACACCAGCAATTTTTAAATCTTTAGATATCAAATTTAATTTTTGAGTCCCTTCAGACATTTTAATCAAATCATTGTAAGCAATACCTGTGGCTTTTTCAATTTCTCTCAAATCACGTTTAGCATTTGGAAAAACTTTAAACTCTTTTGTCTTCTCATCAAAATATGTAAACTTTTGAGTCATTTTTACAACTTGATTTTGAAGTTCTTCAGTATCTTCAGACGCCAAATACATTAATCTAAATGGGTCGGCTAGGTCACCAGCAGCAACACCCATTCTTTGGAACGCCGCCACGGTATCAATAGCGCCTTCGGGGTCAAATACTTTTTCAGCAAAACTAAATATTGAATTCATATCAATACGTAATCCCGCAGCTTGTGCTGCCATCTTAGCTAATCCCGCAACACCATTTTCAAAACCATATTTATTAATTGAGTCTAAGTTATTACTAACCAACTTAAACACCGCACCCGTATTAACACCAACTTGTCGTGCTAAATTAACGGTTGTTTGAATATTGTCTTTAATGTTTCCTGTTTGAATTCCGACATCTTGGAATGATTTAACCATTTCACCAACACCAGACGAAGATACACCAACCGCTTGTCCCGCAGCATATAAATCAGTTACGGTTTCACCTAATGTAATAACATTTGTTTGAAGTGATTCCGCAATACTTTGTTGTATGTTCGCAACATCCCTAAAATCACCACCCAAACCAACAACTCCCGGAGTTGCAATTGCAATCTCTTCCCTCAGTCCTTTAATTGCCGATTGGGTTTGTCCAAAAGTTCCTGAAATTGTTGCAGTAAATTGAGCATATTGGTCTTCTAACTCAACGGTTCTTTTTTGCCAACCATCATAAGCATTATCAACAATACTACTTAATTTTTTTACAACGTCCCCAACAGAATTAATACTATTAGATATTCCTGACGTATTTGGTGCGTTTGGATTTGGTGGAGCTGGTTGTAACATATGTTAATAAATAGAATAATTAGGTATTTTTTATTCCCTCAATTATTTTATCTATCAAATACCTACGAGCATATGTAGGCATTTTCATAAAATCACTCCAAGATGTGTGTAAATTTTTTGCTAAAACAAAATATTCGTCTAACTGATAGGAAGCGTAATCAGAAGAAAACGCGAAAAAACTCAACCCCAAAGGCGATTTCTACATCTACCTTGTTTCCTGACGGGGCTATAATTGTTCTTCTTAAATCCAATCGTGGTTCGTTTTCATCAATAAAATTTCTGATAAATTTTGAATCCATTATGGGTAATCCTTCTACAAATCTATTAATAGTACCTTGTTCACTATCACCTTCAACACTAATAATTTGTTTTTGAAGTTTCCAAGTTACTTTTGGTGCAACTCTTCCCGCAGGATATTGGTCAGCCAATTTGTTAATCTCACCAATTTCTTTAAAAGTTAAAGGTTTTACTTTAACAGTTGCACCTGATTTTGGTAATTTGATTGTAAAACTACCATCTTCGTTTGGTTCTTGGGACGGTTTTCTAAAATCCAACTCGTCCAACATAATTTCAGTTGAAAACCTTTTTCCTGTCTCGGGGTCATTACTTGAAATTTTATATTCGGGACCAAATGATGTGTTTCTTAAAAATATTAAAATGGCTTCAATATCACCATTTAACATTTCATCGGGTCTCAAATCAGGTTCATATAACTTTGAACGTACCAATGTCATAACCAAATCATCGGGGTTAACCGACATAATTGTATTCTCATCGGCAGCCGTTAAATAACCTACCTTGACAGATTTTTTCTTTGATTTATAAAACTTACCTTCAGAAGGTAGTTTTACCACATCGTGTGGTAAGTTAAAATCTTGTTGACCATATTTTAATACATTTTCGTCCATAAAAAAAAACACAGGGATTAGACCCTGTGTTAAATATACCGTATTAAATTAATTTATCAATATAAAAGTAAATACAAAATTAGTAAACCAAAATACAACGGTCCATTTGCATGGTAACGTCCAATCCTGCTAATTTGTCATCACTATATGATACGTTATCCCAAGCGGATTTTGTAATCATACATCCCTCAAGAATCCATTTTTCTACAACAACACCTGTTGGGTCTAACATCTCAAGGTCAACATTCTTTTTATAACCCGCAGCATATCCCATACGACCTGTAACTGATTCAGCGTGTAAACGAACCCACTCCATAAGAGCTTGTGTTGCTGATGGACCAATCGGGTCACGGAATTTAACTGAGATTGGATTCCATTTGAATCTACCCGCCACAAATGTAGAAGTGTTCAAAAATTGTATCTCAACAGGGTTAATATCAATACTTGGTCTTCCTGATGATTCTACGAACCATTCATTAATACCTAAACTTGTGTCAAACCTTAGTATAAATCGGTTCGCTCTTTTTGGTTCGTAAGGAACCGGCATTTTCATTAATAAATCAGCCATGGTATATTCTTTTTAGTTTTTTGTTTTAGTTTATTTATCTATAAATACATGTTGTTTGAAAATTTTTGTATTTACTTTAATTTTTTAAAAATTATCATCGTTTAGTATCTAGTTTTAGCTCCTTTACCAGTATAGTAATTCTTTAACATAGGTTCATCTTCAAAACTCTTCTTCATTACTTCTACATTCTTTAAATCATCATCTGAAAAACCAATACTAGGAACAAAATTATTTTTCACATCATTTTTAAGGTATAATTTTTTACCTAAATTTTTGGCTTGAGATTTTACATAAGAAATAAATTCCCTCATTGCGTCCACTTTTAATTGTTCGGGGTTTCCCGCACCTGTTGCGTCAAGAAAACTAACAGGATAATATTTGTTCATGTCAAGATAGTCTTTAATTAATTCCATATCTGACTTGTCCTCCATATCTGAAATGTCTCTGTATTTTCTAAGATTCTTTAATAATAAATCTTTATTTATACCCTGATGGTCGGACACTATTAAATTATAAATCGCGTCTTTGATAGTGTCGGGGTTATGACCACGAGCTGTGATAATTGAAAAAATTGACCCGTTATTAATTGCTTCCACAAAATCAGACCAAGCGGGACCTGTTTTTGCTTTCATAGCATCAATCTTAAATTGTTTGTCACCACCTTCTCTGAAATTTCTATAAGGTTGGTCTGCATATCCAACGATTTTGTGTCCATTATAATCAAATTCTTCTTTACCTATTTGATGTCTATGTTCAGCAAAATCTTCGGTGGACATTGGTACTTCATTATCATTATCATCTCTTAAGATAATTTTTGTTGGCATGTACATTAAGTTATCATCCCAATCAAACGCATAATACTTTAAATCTGGCGTACCAGCGTCATCAAAACCTTCACGTAATGATGACACTGGATTATTTTTTTTGTTTTTCAACATAAATTATTAGATATTTTCAAACGAAGCTCCTGTTGGAGTGATTAAGAATTCAATATCAATGAATTCCAACGCTTTTGTTGGTTTCAAGTAAATTTTACCTGTCATAGTATTTCTATCTAAATCTTCAGGTGAATTACTTACAGTAACACGGAAGTCATATAAACCTCTGTCTCTTCTGATAGCGTCCAAGATAGGGTTAACTGAATCCAAGAAATCTTGTCTTACTTTAGCATCGTTTTGTTCAAACAACAATCTTACCGCCACCGCTGAAATTAATTTACGAGCTTGTAATAACAATCTTCTTACGTTAATTCTATTAAGTGCTGTGTCAGCAATTTGTAATGTTTTATTACCCCAAATTACAGTTCCAACATCAGAGAATGTTGCGATAGGATTGATTCTACCTTGATACAAAGTATCTCTATCTTCTTGTGTAAGTTTCTTACGAGCTTTAATTGCGTTTACCAAACCTCTTGTGTAACCCGCAGTTGCGAACCAAGGGAATGATACGTTATCAGTTAATGCTAAGTTTCTACAAACTTCATTTGTTGGTGGTAAGTAGATTTGTGTATTATTAACAGTATCTCTAACCAAAATCCAAGGGTAGTAAGTTGCTGTGTAGTTAGAATCTATATTAGTGTTCGCTAAATTATCAACCGCTTCTGTTGGATAGATAAAGTTATCTGTATTTGTTGGGATATATACGTTACAATCAGGTGTAGTACAAATGTAGATTGAATCCGCTCTATTAAATGTTACCATAGATATTGAATCCTCAACTAAATTTGAGTTATTTACATAATCAATTCCTGGTGTTGCGAATACATTTATGTTAACCGCTTCAGGGTTTGAGAATGTGTTTATACCTAACAAGTAAGCGTAATAATCAGTGTTTGCAAAATCTGTAAAGTCACCGATAGTGATTGGTTTAAATGCTCCCCAACCTGATGCATTTGGGTATCTTGTTGTAGCACATGCTCCTTTTTGATAACCAGTACCACCTAAGATAAACGAGTCACCATTTGTTCTATATTCACGATAGATATCCCAACCATCAAAACCATTTTGAACCAAGTAAGAGAATTTTCTTGCTTGAATTTGGTAGTAAGGGTTTGCTGAAGTTTCAGGGTCAGATTGGAAAGACGCATCACCACAATCAAATGCTGTTTGTCCTGATTGAGGACCATAAGCGATTGTTACAACAGTTGCTCCTGAATCCATGTGGAAACCTTTTGTGATATAACCCCAAGGTTCACCAATATTTGCTTCATCACAATAGTTAGTTGATGCTTGTCTTCCTTTGTATTCAAAGAACGCTGGGTCATAACCAATTTGTGAAGATATTCCCAAATATGCTGTTCTTACTCTATCACCCGGACTAATAACAGGATTATCAACACCTGCAGTAGTTCCAAATGGTGGGTTGTAAATTACTTCACCAGGGAAATTATATTGTGTTTTATAAATTGGGAATGGTGGTGTTGCTGAACCGTACTGTCTAATAACATAACCTTCAAATCCACAAGGAACTGACTCTATGTTAGCATCTAAATTCATTTCCAACATAATGTATTTTGAATTCAAAGCGTATTCACCATCACTTGTACCAATCTTAACAGCCACGTAACTGTTAGAACCTGGGTCCATAGTACAGTTTGTGAATTTTTCTAAGATTACAGGGTTTGTGTCAGTATCGTAAAAACTACGAACCGCTAAATCAAAACTTAAATTAGCGAATGAAATATTAGATATTGAAATTTTAATTTGTGTGTTTGCACTATCACCATCAGCTACCGAATAAATCTTAAATAACTTATCAACTGTACTACCGAATAATTGAGAAACTGCCCAAGGTGATTCAGGTGATTGATATCTTTGAAGATAGTTTGCAATAGTTCCTGTTGAATTCGTATATCTAACACCAGGAAGTGCAACAAACTGAGAATTAAGACCTCTAATGTATCCCTTATTATAGGCATAATTTAACAAATTAGGAAAAGTTTCCTCAACAAATAATGGAACTTCAGCTCTAGGTTTACCAAAGTTAGATAAACCAAATACTTTAGTAATGTAATTTGCGGATGTTGTACTTAAAGATGCTGCGAATGAAAACGCATCTCCCGCAGCAGTTAATCCTGAAATTGCGAACTCTGTAAATGGATTCTGTGATATTCCTGAATAACTACCTGAATTATCAATAATAACACTAGTTAAACCTGATACAGTATAAACAGGACCATTACTTCCAACACCATATGTTGTAATACCTCTTGAACGTAAAGTAGCCGCAATTAAGTTATTATAATCTGTATAAGCGGTACCTGTATAGTTATAAATTGTTCCTGAAACAGTACCTGAATAAACACCACTACCTAAACTAGTCATACTAGATATTACATTATAGAATGAATAACCTGTATAAGCATTTCCTGAAGAAATATCAAAGTTAGCGTAATACCAAGTGTCATTATTACCTGAAGTAAAATCAGCGTCTGCTGTTGTTACACCTGAAACACCATATACGTTAGTTGAAGCTGTGTAAGCTGTTAAACTTGGTGAATCTCCTGATGGAATAGTACCAAAATAATCTATTGTAAAACCTGAACCAACACCAGCGGCGTTAATTATTGGTGAAATTTGTGAATCCAAATCATCTTGTATTGTTGAAATACTACCATCAAATTGTGTGTATTGAGCATCAAGATTAATAATTGCTGGGAATGAACCAAATGTCACACTTGTTGAACCTGTTGAACCTGTAAATCCAACACTATATGTTGATGAACTTCCATTCAATCCAACCGTTGTTGAGTTAACATTGGCAATTGTTGTTATTGACCATGACGGTCCTGCATCATACCCCGACAATCCCAATACTCTTGTTACGAATAATTGGTTAGACTGTTGTAGGTAGGATTTGGCGATGTACGCCAATTCATATTTAGGAATTTGTGTGTTTACAAATTTTTCTGGAACTGTACCCCCAAAATAAGACTCAAAGTCTGAGTAGTTTGTGATGAAAATGGGTTCAAAAGCTGGACCCATTAATGTCTCACCAACAAGACCAAGTGTGGTTACCCCAACACTTTGCGCTACAAAACTAAGGTCTCTTTCAGATGTGTATACACCAGGAGAAACGAAAACTTTATTTGATACTGCCATTTTTCTATATGTTCAATTGTTTTATTTATGTATAAATATTATGAAATTCAAGAAAAACTTTACTTTACAGTATCTATTTATAATATGGGCAGATTATTTTCTGCCTTTATTCTACCTATGGAAAAGAAAATTAAGAATTTAAAGATATCAGTAGATGCACACGACATTTTGAAGAAATACTGTGATAAACACGGTATTAAAATGTACAAGTTTTTGGAAAATTTGATTAAAGAAAAATGTCAAACTAAAAAAGACATTTATGGTGAATCATAACAACTTGATTCCGTATTGTAGACTGGCTTCTTCTCCATCGGTTTTTTTAACCACCTCAAATCTTAAGATGTCATTTGTGTTAACTTGAATTAGTCTAACATCAGTTCCATAAAAATCATTATTAATATAGACATCATAACTTTGAATATTGATTTGTCCTTGAGTTAAAAAGTCACCTGTATAATCAACATTTAATTGTTTTGTCGTAACATCAGCAGGTATTGTAACGGATAAATCAAAACTATCTTTATTTTCAGGGAATCTTTTTTTCTTTGGTTTGGTTGTTTGAGAAGATACTTCAAAAGTATTCAACACACGAGAAACCGCAGGGGCTACTTCAAACTCATCTTCGTCCAATAAAAATCCTAACATTGTGAATTCATAATTTTGGATGTAAAATCTTCTTCTTTGTACCTCAACAACTGACTCATCTGAAATACCCCCCATAATAATTGGAATGTAATGACCGTTGATTTGTCTATAGGCTTGTCTTGATGCAAAAGTTTGAATCACATTTTTGTTAAACTCATTTAACTCCCTCATTCTATTACAAACAATTTTTACATTATAGGTAATATCAACAGGAACGGGTTGTGGAATTTTATAGATATCCAAACCTTTAATGTTTCCATTCCAAGATGGAACGGCTGCGTAAAAATATTCTTTTCTATTTGGAATATTATAAATGATTGCAGGATTGCTTCCGTATTTAACTTCAGGTTGACGAACAACCGTAATAAAAGGTAGTGTTGGATTACCATTCAAATCTTGAATGTCCCAAGTTTCAGTAAATTGAGCCCAGTTTTGTGTGGTAATAATTAAATCAATCATTGGTATTATACTACCAGCAACCGTTGTTTGTAAATCTTCTTTTACAAAATCTAAAAATCCCCTGTCTAACTCGGGGTGCATTAAAGACTTTGGTAGGAAAGTTCCGTCATACTTAATATCTTGAAGCAATTGTTCTCTACGAGCCAAAAGAATTTTTTCGGGCTTAAGATTAATAGTTGGAATAATTTCCTTTTTCTTTCTTGGTACTGGCATCTTATATACCTCTAAATTCATTTTCACTTACAGGGGTTGCAGTATAAGAATAATAAAATCCTTTATAACCACCATAAGTGTGTTTATTATCATAATCAGGAATACCCGCATCAATTACAGAATAGTATCTAACTTCAGATTCAGTTATCCAATATCCGATATAATCACCCAATTCAATATTAACTTGTAAATCAGCAAGTTCTTGTTTGTAAACGGCAAATTTTAATAATCCAGGTTCGTTTTGAATAATTTTACTACTTCCCAAAAATTGTTCTGATGCTTCTTCAATCCTAACATAAGCGTTAATAGATACAGGTGCTAAAAATTGTATCCCGTCTTGTTGTACTTCACCATAAACATCATCTTGAAGTGTTTTGGTTCTATCAACTTTATAAAGTACTATTGTAAAATTCATATCCCCACCAAGCCATTCACGACCCATAGAAATATCTAATGAGAAATCTTCCCCACCAAAAAATTTACCTAATCTTGTAATTGGAACTAGCTGTTGTGCCATACTTGATAAATATACATAAATTGATTATCTTTTATTAGATTGGAAAATACTGAAAACACATATAATGTCTCTGTGTTAGAAAGAAAGGCTCTTGATTTGTTAGAGACGTATCAGGGTGCCAATAATTACATCATACGTTTGAGACAAAAACAAATTGATAATAAAAAGTTTTACCCAACCCGAGCTCAAGCCGAATACATAATAAATTATTACGAAACATCACCAAAGGTTGCAAAGAAATGGGTGGAACTTGATTCTTATTTTGCTCAAAAAATTGCTAATGATAAATTGTTTTCATCTGTACCAACAAAAGTATATGTTGAGAAACTTTTGGTTGAAAAAGATACTGCTTATCATATTTGGGGGAAATTTTTTGAATCAGAACAAGTACATGACTTTTGGATTCCAAAGGTTGCGATGGTAAAAGACAACAAAGTTAAAGATGTTGTAATTGATTATGAAAAATATTCACACCGTCCACCACTTGAACACCAAAAAGAAGCCATTAAATCTTTGGTTGAGAATAAAAAGTTTATTCTTGCCGATGATATGGGTTTGGGTAAAACAACATCAACTATTATTGCCGCTTTAGAAACAGGGGCAAAAAAGATTTTGATTATTTGTCCTGCATCTTTAAAGATTAACTGGCAACGTGAAATTGAAAACTATTCAAATAGACCGACATCAATTATTGAAGGTAAAAAATGGGAAGATAGTGATTTTATAATCATCAACTATGATATTATTAAAAACTTTCACGATGAAAAAAAGAAATTGGATTCAGTTTTATTAAAAACAAAGTTTGATTTGGTAATCATTGATGAAGCTCACTACATTCAAAACAAACAAGCCCAAAGAACCAAGTTAATTAATGACTTTGTATCCAACGTTGACAGACTTTGGTTGTTAACAGGTACACCAATTACTTCAAGACCAATTAATTACTTCAATTTATTGAACTTAATTGAATGTCCTGTGGCTAAAAATTGGATGGCATATGTTAAAAGGTATTGTAATGGTTTCCAATTCCAAGCGGGAAGAAGAAAAATTTGGAATGTTAGTGGAGCATCCAACTTGGAAGAATTAAGAGACCGAACCGCACCTTTGGTTTTAAGAAGATTAAAAGAAAATGTATTAGATTTACCAGATAAAATTATCACACCTGTTTACTTAAGATTAAAATCAAAAGAATATGAAGCCTTAATGGGTGAATACTATGATTGGTACGATAAAAATGGTGAGTCTGATTCATTAACCCTTCAATTTACCAAACTTACAAAGGTAAGACAGGTGATTGCTGAAGAAAAAGTTCCATCAACAATTGAAATTTGTGAAAACATTGTAGAGCAAGGTAAGAAGGTAATTGTTTTTACAAACTTTACCAAAACTTTGGAAATGATATTGGAACATTTTGGGAAGAAAGCGGTTAGACTTGATGGACAAATGTCCCAAAAAGAAAGACAAATGTCTGTTGACCGTTTTCAGAACGAAGATGATGTTATGGTGTTTGTTGGAAACATAAAAGCCGCAGGTGTTGGTATCACATTGACAGCGGGTGAAGCTGTTGTAATGAATGATTTATCCTTTTTACCATCAGACCACTCTCAAGCGGAGGATAGAAGTTACCGTTATGGACAAAAAAATAATGTGTTAGTTTATTACCCAATTTTTGACAATACTGTGGAAGGAATCATCTATGACATACTCAAAAAGAAGAAAGACATCTTTGAAACCGTGATGGGTGACAAGGTGGACAATGGCGATTATGTTCAAGAAATACTAGAACTTATAAATAATTGGAGGCGATAATCAAACTTCGGCTTATTTATAATCAATAAACATTAATAAAAGCCGACCTTATGAAGAATCTTAAAAATAGGATTGAAGTAATTGAAGAAGATTTACAAAAAAAAGAAGTTAAAAGACAACAAGAACAAAAAGTAAGAAGAGTTGTCGCAGAAGCCAAAAATATTAAGATAGAAAGATTACCCTATTCTTATTCAGCACTAAAACAATTTATTGACCCCGAAACCATGAGTGTTCATTACAACAAACACTACAAAGGTTATGTTGATAAATTAAATGGAGCATTAAAAGATGATGAAGATTTAACCTTAGAAGAAATTGTCAAAACAATAGACAGTTTCAACAAGTTCATCAGAAATAATGCGGGTGGTGCTTATAACCACCAATTGTTTTGGAAAATGTTAACTCCAAAAACAACAAAACCCGGTCCAATCACACTTAAAAAAATTAATCAAAGTTTTTCATCATTGTCTGACTTTAAAAAGAAATTTGAAGGTCAATCAAAAGATAGATTTGGTTCAGGTTGGTGTTGGTTAGTTCTTACAAAAAGAGGAACCTTAAAAATTATGACAACCCCAAATCAAGACAACCCCCTTATGGATGTTGTTGACCAAGGTGGTTATCCAATTTTAGGTTTGGATTTATGGGAACACGCATATTATCTGAAATATAGAAACAGAAAAGAAGAATATATAAAAAACTTTTGGAGAGTTGTCAATTGGGATTACGTAGAATCAGAACTTTCAAGAAAGTTGGATAAAACGGTAAAAGAATCTACAACCGCCAAAGAATTTTTAACTGAAGCAGTTAAAAGTGAACCTTGTTCAACACAAGACAAAATGGCTTCAAAATTATTGTTTAATACAAACAGAGATGTTCTTAATCTATACAAAAATGCAATCATGCAAATTTTGAAAGATACATTTGCCGATAGATACTACAACAAAGATGAATATGCTAAAGGACAAATGTCGGGTGTATATAATTTGGAAGGTGAAGGTAGGTCGGTAATCAATTACTTGAATACAAACTACAGTGCATTTTGTGTGTTAAAAAAAGATATAAACAAATATCTTACAAAAGTAGGTGAAGAACCAATTATTTTTTCAGGAAAAACACCAAGAGAACAAGTTAATGAAATGGCAAGAATGTTGAAAGTTCTAAACAAAGTTAAGTTTAGAGTATTCTCATTGGAATCTGAAACATTTAAAACAATTATGAGTGTGATGGGGGTCACTTCAGACAAAGGTAATAAAACTGAAGATGCTGTTGTTGAAAAACTTAAAAAACAGTTTGGTGATGAGAATGTGACTCGTATTGGTGAACTTGGAAACAAAGAAGATATGATGACGGGTGTTGAT